CGTTAGAAGTAAAATCTTTTGACTGATTGGTTTTCTCTGTCCCGGAAGACTAACATAATTATACTCACACACTCCTGTGTACTGCTCATAACTATAATTTACAATATACTTTTCCCCCTCACAAACAACCTCAATTGCGAAATTGTTTAGTAATCTTTGACTCTTATTTAGACTTGTTCTGTTTTGGTACATATTATTAACACTTATTTGTTAATAAATATAAGGGTCTAATGTTTATTCTACATACTCATGGGGGGAATTGTTGATAACTTAATATGTTAAATTCCTTGATTTTGTCAAAATGTCATGTCTGTTTCACGATGGGGATAATCCTTTTTCCCACTTTTTCCCCCATTTAACCTACACAGTCTACCACTTTTTACCACCGGATATGGTCATGACGCTATGTCAGTGTCCACTTTTCCCCCTCTGTAGGTAGTGTTAGGACCAATAAATTAGGTATAGACGTTTCCCAGTAAATTGTATTAGTTATGGTCTATGATGCGGTGGAACCGTTAGGTGTTAGGAGATTCACTTCAACGACCCGTTAAGGGTATATAATTGACCACTAATGAACGAATTAAAAATATATAATATGGGACACTATAGAGACATAAAATACCATTAAAACTTACTATTCGTATCACTCTTGTGAGTTTAAAACTGACTGTAGTGATACAAAACATAACTTTTTAATCGATACCGTAATACAAGTTACCGTAACGTCCATTACAATGTTCATTTAAATCTATTGTTCATTGCAAATGAACATACTCTAATAATGAACACCTCATCCGGATAACTAATCATGTCTGTAGTTTGTGTCGGAGACCGACACATAGTGGAGTCCCACTCTATATGGGGGGAACTTGTTCCCCCAACATAAATGGGGGGATTGTTTACTTGACTATTAATGGTCAATAGTAAAATGTATATATGGTGAGTAAAAGGATTATAATATATGATGTGTAAAGTAAAACAGTTATAATATGTAAACTAATAGTATCTGTATAGATTATTGAGTTTTTTATACAGATGGAAGTTAACGTATATAAATAAATGGATTTCTTATACATAAGAAAATAGTAAAGGATAAAACTATGAGTGAATTCCGGAGTGAAACGCAGGACTATGAACGAATGGTTTAATCGTTTAGTATTTTACATATTGTATTCTAATGCGTCAACCATAAACAGGAAAATCTCATCTAATGTATTATCATCTAAATCCGTATATCGTTCAGTAAAACTACCTTTGTGTCTATCATACTCTTCACCATCATAAACATCTATGGTAACAAAGTCCGGATTGAAATACTCAATTTGTTGTAACTCATCATCAGGAGAACCATATGGAATAGCATTCATATTTAATTCATACGTAGATATCCCGGTTGAATTGTATTTTTCTGTTAACTGTTTTATTGCATCTCTAATGAAATTAATTTTATCATCAATGGTAAAGTATTTGTGACCAAGAATATTTAATATTGGTTCATATCCACCCATTAACTTAATGGTATGATATAACCCGTACTTGGATATCATATTCTTCACCATTTCCTCCCGGTTCTCCGTTAGTAATGATTGGATTCTATGTATGTTCTCGTGTAAATTCATATCTTACTTATTGATTAATATCTCAACCAATTCATCAAGTATTTGCCCCGGCAAACTTTCATATGGAATATTATAATCACCTAAATGAGTACCCATATCCTCATCATAAACATCTACCATAGCTCGGTTCTTACCCAAATATTCTATTTGACGTAATTCACCATCCTGTTCACTAAAATGAATTGGTTCTTCATTTATCTCGTGTAAAGCAAAACCACTACCATCATCATTTATTTCTATAATTTTCTCTTTAATATAATTTACTTTGTCAATTTCCTTTAAGTATGGCTCAATCACATAGTAATTCCCCGTCATTTTAATGGCGTCAGCAACACCCATCTTGTCAATCATATTTCTGATGGCTTTATCCCTGTCATTTTCAGAGATTAAGGTATTAATTCTTTGTATGTTTTCTATTAAGTTCATTATCCAATATTTGCTCCGGTTATTTGTCTAACCCCATATTCAGGGAAATGTTTCTTAAAGTAGTCCTGAACCGCATACCTGTAATGTCTTGACACATATCCAAAAGGAACAAATTGAACTAACTCATCATGTAATGAATAGTCCCACCATATTTGTTCGTCCTTTTTATCGTATCTCATTAAAGTTTTTTTAAGGTCTTTATCATTAAACAATATAATTACATTATCATTCTCATCATACGCGTTTATTGCCATATCTAAAAACTTAACCATAGTTTTCCCCCACTTTGGATATTCATCTTCATACTCTTGGTCAAAAGAAGCTCTTGAAACATAAGCGTCTTTACCCTCGCTCATCATATGTTTAAACACTTGTTTAATATGTTTTGGTAAGGAATTAATCGGTATTACTTTTGCTCTAATTGTTTCTAATCCTTGTCTTGCGGCTTTCTGTGCTCTGTGGTGCCCATCTATAATCGTTATGAACTCCCCATCATCATTAACAAAGATTAATATTGGATATTGTAAGTCAGCGCTTTCTATCTTTCTAACCTCATCTTCATCCCCATCCCACGATAATAAGTGTGACTTTAATTCTTCTACAGATATTTTCCTCACCGGAATATCTTCTGTGGCGTTTAATAAATCAATAAGGGTGATTTTATCCCCCTCGTCATTTTCCCAAGATGTATCATGCAACCCTTCATTGATTACCCCCATCATCTGATGGATTCTATGTATGTTCTCTTGTAAGTTCATATTATTTGAAGTCCGGTAATTTAGTATCTTTAATAAACTTCTTGTGCGAATCTTTATACGATTTTTGAGTCTCGTCAGTCACTTTCTTGGTGTACTGCCAATTCCAATATAAATCATCGTTTGGTTTGAATCCGTAGAATCCATGTACTTCCTTCTGTGTTTCACTTACTGTCTCCCCGTTCCAATTCTGCCCAACACAAATGAAACCGGTCTCAATATCTTTTACAAGATTTGATTCCCCCAATGTTGCGTGTCTATTCTCAATCCAAGTCAGTCTCTCAATTAAGTTCTGATAAAACATATTTGTTTGTCCCCACCTTACCGAACTAAAGAATATAACAGCGTCAGATTCAAACAACTCTTTGGAAATCTTCCATAACTCATCCTTTGGGTTGTTATAACTTGCCCAACATCTATGGTCTCCCGATGGATTCTTTTTCTTATCTTTGAGCATCGCTTTCAGTAATCCACAAGAGTTACCATCCTTTCTCGATACATTTCCCTCACAAGAAACAATATTAAGTTCCGAAACATCTATTAGAACTGACTTATCACCCAACTCATCGTTCAGGTACATCGCAATCATTTTTGACTTTGGAATGTCTATGTTTTTATCATCCCAATTATATCTATTGGAACAACTAAGTAGTAATACTTTCTTTTTCTTTTTAAGAATATCTAAAGTATTCTTAATTGATTTCCAAGCATCGGACTGAACCATCTCTTCGGAAATCATAATCTCTCTTATTCTTTGTATATCTTCGTTTAAATTCATAATGATAAATATAATGTTTGGTGAAACAGTTTTAATTGTTATATTGACGTATTTTTTTATTTATAAATATCTTACTAAGCGGAATAATTAAATATATGTTGTATCTTTGAAGTATGAAATTACTTAAATACTTAATCATCCGTCTAACAACCAAAGGGTCCGATAACGCCATTAAAGTATATAATACTTTATACCCAACAACTCAACCGGAAATCAAATACGTTAGAGTTCCCGTAACTGAATCAACTATTCAGGTTCCCAACTCACCTATGAAACCTGCCGATAAACGTGAAGAGCTTGAGGAATCATTATCCTACTTGAATAACAAGAAAGTTAAAACCAAACAGGACAAGGAATCCATCGAAATCATCAAGTCAATATTGAAGAATATGAAGTAGTTACTTTTTGTGGTAAGATAGACCCCACCTTTTGGGGTTTATCTTGTGGTGATTGGTAATATATTTTATTCACGGTTTACTACGCATTGTGTAGTGTTACGCAAATGAAATATATCTGTTGATTACACTTTTTGGTACGAATAAATGTAATAGATAACACTTTTTGGTACGAATAAATGTAAATGTCCGTTATTACAAACATTATTATTGTTTTTGATTAGAATAACGGACATTTAATCCTCATTGTGATACCCCATCAAATATACTTCTTCGGGTTCTAACCTTATTCTATCTTTAAACCACCAAAAAATAACTCTTTGTAGTTCTTCCTCACCAAATGAGAAAACCGATAGAGGTAACCAAAAATCCCTATAAACATATAATCCCCCATTATTCTCTAACCATTTCAATATAATTTTACCATCACTATCTTTGAATAACACTCGGTGATTACTAAACACTGAATTTACATTCATATCTTTATCTTCACGTGTTAATTTACTCAAGACATTATCTAATACCTTATAGGATAATTGTCTTCTTTTATCTTCTGTAAGAAGTACTCTCATATATAATCATTAGTTATTTGAGCAACATTTAATCCTGTGTTTTCTTCAAACCATTCCTTAAATACCGGTAACCATCTATCACCAAATAAAGATGTTAGTTCTTGACCAACTCTCGGATATATAGATAGTAAAGGACATTTATAATTATGTAAGTGACCATAACCAGCAAAGAATTCATCTTCCGGACCAGCATTTGCGTTACACCCATAGTAAATGTAGCTATCAGCATCATCTATAAAGAAAACAATATCACCCCACTTATCAACATCTCTTTGATATGAACCGTGTCTTGTATTTTCATTCCACCCATAATCCGGATAAAATTCTTTGTCTAAATACTTACGTATAATCTGATTAACTTTATTTTCTGATATAATTACTTTCATTCTTTTATAATTCTAAATCTCAATAATGGTTTACCATTAATTGTGATGTCACCTTTATCATTTTTTTCTATTGTCTTAACAATAACTTTTTTGTTTTTAAATTTACCCCCCATTAGAGTATCACCAACTTTAATATCTAACTTAATCATTTCACTTAATGTTAATTCTTCTTCATCATGATGATTCCAAGTATCACCACCTGTTCCTTTGTATATTAATCTAACGGCATTCGCCGGAATATCCCCAAAGGTAACGATATGTTTAGTATCACCACCCTCAAAATGAGCGTCTTTATACCATTGCACACCAGCTCTTTCAGTATCAATCACCCATATGTCATCATCATAAGTTGAATCAAACATATCTTTCTTCTTTAAACTATCTGTTGCAAACACAGCAGGAATACATTCTTCATCTTCACCATAATTACTATCGGCATAAATCAAATAACATTCCCCCAAAGATACCTGAAGACCTGTAGTTGAAATATTATCTCTATTTGATGGATTTGATGAATGAACAATAAATCTTCCGGGAGTAATCTCTTCCCCCTTCACTCGTTGTTCTTGTAGTTTTCTATATTGTGTTTCTGTTATAATTACTTTCATTAGTCCCTTACCATTTTAACTTCCATACCCCAACTTGCACCATATGTATTAATATAAAGACCAAACATTGAATTAATATCATTTCTTATTTGTCTAGCCATATAACTTGGACTATGTGTCATCTTACCATCAATGAAGTCAATGTTTAGTATATTTCTAACAATATCATTCTCACCTTTTTCATTTGGTTCACCGGCTAAACGAATTAACTTTGTTGTAAAAAACACCCTTTTAACCATAGGATATCCTTTAAGAATATATTTCTCAATTGAACTATTTAACCTATTTTCTGTGATTATTACTTTCATTATGTACCTATATTATTCAATCGTGCGTTATAAACACTTCTGTAGTCAGATTTTAGTTTATCATCAGGTAATTCTTCCAATTCACTTCTTCTTTTTAATGTTTGAGTATCTAAATAATCAATCATATATTCTCTACTCAACTTATCAGTATCAACCATCTCATAACATTTACGAGGGTCATCAGTTTCCAAAGTTTCATAAATTTCAAATTCCGGATGACCGGTCTCTTGTCCAAATTTGGGTGTGTATCTATCATCATACCATTCGGTTATCACATTATAAATAAATGTCTTTCTAACCTGTAACATTTTGGATAAAAACTCAATCTCCTCCGCATCAACATACAAATCACCTGTGAAAAATTCATCAGTTTCATCATCAATATGATATCTGGCTTCAATAACTTTCTTACCACCTTTACACCACTCTTCAATAAAGATACCATAGTTATCTTCAGGTGGTGGAATAATTCTTTTTGAATTGGAGATTATACTCTCCATATGTTTAATAATAATACGTTCAAAGTTCGGATTAGATTTTGTAAATCTCTTCTGAACTTCCTCTCGTAATATTTTTCTAATTAAATTTTTCATATTAGTTTAATATATGTTTATTTACGTGATGAACTTTTTCAACCGGTAACTCAAAAAACTCCGAGAACCATTTACCAACTAACCTTTTTACTTCAGGTGGAGTATAACTAAAATATGTAATTGGTTTTACCACATCTTCACAAATATATAACGTTTTATTTCTATCACCATAAAGCATAATAACACCATCACCATTACGAAATTCGATTTTTTTTTGTTCTCCAACACTATCTGTCATATAACTAACATCTTCATACATATTAGAGAAGGCTTTATCTAATTCTTTTTTAGCTAATTGGTCTCTTCGGCTTTCTATTATCAAAATCTTCATATTAATAAATATCATATAAATTAAAAACCCCCACGTTTGTGAGGGTTATTATTATTGGATGTTGATTTCAGTATATTCTTCATCAGCACCATCATATTCTTCCTTTGTGGATTTGAGTAAGACGTAACCATTATCAGCAACATAGTCCAACACCGCCACCTCATTCTCTGCATCAATCTCCATAGCAATATATCCTACGAGCTCACCATCTATTGTCTCTATCTTCGCATAATTATACTCTGACATTACAATACTTCAGTCAATATTCTCCAACTCTTTAACATATTTCCATCAAGGGTTACCTCAACCGGCTTTCCTTTTAATTTGTCAACTGAATCGACCTTAGCGTCTTTGAGTAAAGATGAAATATATCTCATAATCTCAGCGTACCAACCATCTCTGTCTTCTTCAGACCATTTACTATGTTCTGACCACTTTATTTGTTCCGCATCCCAATTTGATTTTGTATCTCCAACACCCCAACTCCCATTACCTAGTGTAACGTGAAGCCCTAACATTGCTCCTTGATATCCACCAAGACCAAAACTTACCGACTCAATTTTTCCTAATTTCTTTTCCATAATTAATCTTTTAATCGTTCACCTGTTTCTTTAACTTTGAATTGTGATAGGTTGTTTGTACCACTACCACCTTTAACTCCCTTAACGAATTTTACCACTCCGTTATTATATAACTTGTTTGGTGTATCAAAATACTCCCCATTGAAGACCAACATCCCCTTTGTTGTTAGTATCACTTCATAATCATTCCCCAAATAAGTTCTGATTAATACTGTATCTTTACCAAATCCATTTGCCAAGTCAATTAATCTTGTGTCCGGAGTTGATTGTAACGATTCTCTCGATTCTTTAATCTCATTGATGTCACACACAACTCCACCATACGTATTCATAAAGTTAATGAACTCACCGGTTAATGTGTCCTCATCATCTTTAAACCACTCACCAAATACTCTACGACTATCCAATATGGAATGTAACATCTTCTCAACTTTATTCATATCATCAACCTTATACACAGCAATGATTGAATAACCTATTGGTGACTTGGTCCTATTAAGTTGATATTCTCTCGATACAGGGTCTTTGGACAATCCAATTTTCTTATCCGATAATGTTAAGGTTCTACCCAACACATCGTAGTATTGACCTAAATAAATGTAACCTTCCATTACTTTCCTCTATTTTTACTTACAAAATCTATTAATTCATTTGCCAATCTCAACGCCTCATCATAAGACATATATAATCTTGCTGAACCCGGTTCTTCCACCTCAACGATGTTTAAGACAACCGAATTCTGTGCCGGACTTGGTTGGATGATTGCCTCTTGGTAACCTCCATCCATTACTAATTTAGTTTCTACCCACATATTATTCAATTGATTTATATAATTTATCTCTACGTTCCTGAGCATCTTTCTCAATAAGATATACTCTCATATCATTCATAGCTTTTCTTAATCGTCTTGACTTATTACTAAACGGATTATGATACACCCAAAATGGAATTTCCCACGCAAATTCACCATCAATATAAGCACTAACGTAGTCCCTATCAGAAAAAGATAAAGTCCCTTCGTTTGTTGTTGGATATTTTGGACTATAGTAATCCACAAAACATCCATCCATTCCACACATCACTTCTCTCTCCCAAAGTTCTTTATCATTCTCTAATGACCCAATAATACGATTAACATATTTCTCGTTAATCTCCTTCATAGTTAAACCCTGAGGTTTATCACCCATTTCATTCGCTGTGTAAGAATACTCACTCATAATCGTCTTCACTTTTTTTTATTGAAACAGGCTCTTCGTAGTCCCACTCAATTGTTTCTAATTCATTTCTCCACCCAAGAATATCTTGTTCTGTCCACATCGGAGCAAAGGTTGGTCTTGAATGGAATGGAATGTTATCTCTATCTTTCCATTTTGACAACCTCTCCTCAGCACTTTTTATTGAAGATATTAATTTCTCACTATCTTTCCACTTACGGTATTGTTCCTCCGATTTGATGTAGTTAACCTCACCGTAGTTATTAATATCTGCATCCGGATTGGTTGTATATACATCCACAATACCATCATAACCATCGTAATCGGCACACAAATCATTCACAGCAAGTTCATTGGTGTATTTATTCACCCAATTTTTACCATACGACCTAATCTCACAGATATAAACAAAATCATCATTACGAGTTTGTAAATAATAACCAATCTTATTTTGAAGTTCTCTTAATTCTTCTACCGAGTATTTTGTAAAGTCCATTTCCATAGCACAAATGTAGGCATAAAAAAAGGAACTACAAAATAGTTCCTTACTTTTTTTACTTTTTATTGAAGTCAGTATTACTAACATACTTCATGTCCCGGATTTCGTCAGGATATATTACACTCTTAAATCTTTTAGTGAATTTTTTATATATTCTTTTAATAATTTCATCTTTAATTATATCATATAATTTATATGAACTAACCCATACACTAACCAAATCATAAAACTTTTCATCATTCACCACAACTCTATTTATGTCAGGGTAATATCTTGAAATAACATCACGTCTATTTCCCGGAGTCAGAAATTCCACATAACGTAAATTAATACTTCTTGTTTGAAACGAATCTCTACTATCCACACCAATACTATTAACTATGGTATCAATTATTTTTTCTAATTTCTCTTCACTAATTTTAATTTCCATATCTATAAATATAACATGAGGGTAAAAATTACCCCCGTCTTTTGAACGAGGGTAATTATTTTATTTTTTTACTCTCATTAAATAAAAAACCCATCCGGAGATGGGTTTGATATTAGTACTTATCTTTGTTGTGTTTTGGTTTTCGATTGTAAGCTTTTTTACTTTTTTGAACAGATGGACGAGATGCTGCCCATATTTCTTGCATTGTGAAGGTAATTGTTTTCATAGTTTCTGTATGTGTTAAGGTTATTGTTTCATTTTGACAAGACAAAAGTAATTCTTTTAATCGAATTATACAAGTATTTATTAAAATATTTATATTTATTATTATGAAAGAATTAATTAGACGGATATTAAGAGAATATACAGAACCAAAACCTATTTTAGTATACGAAATTGTTGTAAACGATATTTTAAGTGAACAAGAGTTTATTAGACAAATATATAGAAATAACGACAATTTAATTAATTTATATAAAAACCCACATTCTCAGGAATTCATAGGAAATAAAACCTCATTTCAAAGAGTTGACCCAGATGAGATTAACGATTCAATAATGGATATTGAACCGGCAATAATCAGTTCAGCTAAAAGAGTAATGGAAACATGTATTACAAGATGTTCAATTAATGTTATCGATAATATAGCAGGAATTGATTACCACATGTGGTTAAATGGAACAAATAATAGGATTAAAATAATAATTAACACATCAATCAGACATCCCAACCATCTAAAATTTAGAGTTAATGAATCTCCAACAATAATAGTGGATAGGTACGGTGACATATCAACAAGAAACATATATAATTAAAAAAGGTCCCCGAAGGAACCTTTTTTTTTATTTCACCATAAGTTGAGGTTGTTAACCCGAATCATAACACTTGATTCTTAGCAGTTAGGTTTTAGGATTGCCTAACATTCCTTGTCACCATCTTTCGATGTATTTGGGTTTCCGCCCCTCTTTTTCGACATAATCTTTTATTCCTTATTTGTTTGACAAAGATAATACTTTTTTTAATACTACCAAACTTTTTTAAAGTTTTTTTTATTTATTATCTAATTAACTTTAATGTCAGTAGTTATACGTATCATACATTAAAAAAGTTACAAAAACATTCATTTCTTTTTCATTAATTCTTTAACAAATTCTTGTAGCTCAAATAGTTCAGGGTCCGTATCCAAAAGATAACGAGATTTCATATCATTATAGTTCTCTCGGATATCTGATATACACCATCCGAAGAACACAAACAATAATTTAACCTTTATTTTTATCTTTTTTAAACTCATCTTTAATAACAATTAACGCAAAAACACAAACAATACCAATCAATAATGGTAGTGGTGCAGAAGGGTCTAATGTTTCCATTATTCCTCCTTAGATTTCTTTTTATTCACTTTTTTTTTCTTGACCGATGGTTTAACAACCATTTCCTCTTGAGCAATTCGTTTAGGGGTTTTCTTCACTAAATAAAGAACAAGTGATACTAAAATCACAAGGGTTGCGGCAAGTGCAATGAATTTCATTTTTGTTGGGTTTGCTTATAGATTAGGGAAGATTAATACATCTTCATCGGATAAATAGTCGTCTATTTTGCTTTGTTTTCTATTTTGATAAGTTTTTCCAATTTTTCTCATATTTTCACACTCTTCTTCCGAATATTCGTGAGTTATTCTATAAATAAGACCATCTTCACTAAGATTTAACGCAATTCCGTTCTCATTTCTAATGTGGGGAACTTCATATGAGACACAATTCTTGGTATCAACACAAATTGTATTAAAAACCTCACTAACAACACCTCTGTTTATCCCACCATACTTGGTAAATTGAACGTACTTATCCCCTTCTTTGAAATCCATCTTTTTTATTTACTAGGTTTACAAACATAGAACCACACATAGTCACTGAATTCTACCGTTAACGACAGATATCCCGGACTACTTTTTAGTGCTCCCAAATAAATGTTACAAGTTCTACCTAATAAATCAGAGCAATACCATCTACTTGAACCATTCGATAATTTACCATCAAATTTAATTACGTGATATTCTTGTCTTGTTTGAGAATAAATTGTGATGTCAGTCTCGTTTAATTTAATTAAAATATCACAATCTCTATATGTTGTTGTGTCCCAAGTCACTTTATTTTTAGAATCTTTACTACCCATTTCAAATGTCTCAGCTCTAACATAATAAGGAGCGTCTTGACCAAAGGTTAGTAATGTCGTAAGTAGTAATACGAATGTAATTAATAGTTTTTTCATTTTGTTATTTTAATAGTTGTATAATTGTTTCAATGATTGCCGATAATATAATTCCTGTTAACACACCTAAAGCAAATCTATGTTGTTTCACAGGTTCCGGAGTAACCTCAACAGGTGTTGGTTTATTGTATTTCTTTCTGTAGTATGGTTTTTTCTTTTTAACCGGTTTATCTTCAGAGATTCCCAATATGGATTCTTTTACGATTTTAGGTGTTGGTTTTATTACCTTTTCAGGGTCTACAGTTACTCTTTTTTCTTTGTTGAATAATTCTCCTTCAACATGTTCGCTTAATTTTCTTGACGACATTTCTTTTGTTTTATTTATTAAATTTATTGGTGGTAGTGGGATAAACTTACTACCTTTTTTTGATGGCTTTAAAAAACTCCAATAGTTATTTTGGAAATCAATTAATTGCTTTCTATATTCATCCATTGATTGACCGGGATATGGTACAGGTAATAGTTTTCCCATTAATGTTTTGATTTACTTGCTCCGATTACAAGAAAAAAAAGTGACGGTATGGCAAATACCGCACTAACAGAGAACATTAAAATTATACAACCTAAAGATAAAAGGTCGTATTTATTCTTTACTATAAAGTTTATTAAATTATCCATAGCACAAAGATAAATAAAAAACCCCAAGAACTCAACTCTTAGGGTTATTTTTTTTTTAACATTTACAAATTCCATCACCACCTTTGGAAGGATTACAAACACATTCCCTCTTTGGTGTTCCCGTTTTTAGGGTATAATCCGGAAATAGTTTCATTAATGATTTAACCTCATCAACTTTTCCGATACTATCAATAATTGTGATAGTTTTCTCTTCTGTATTAATTTTATATTCCACTGTACTGATTTATTACTAAGGCTCCGATAACAATTATTATAAACATAATTATTAACATTTTTGTCCCTCTTTTATATTCTTTTTCCATCTCCATATAATCTTTCTTTTTCATTTTATTTTTTGTGGAATTCAATAACTTCCCACACACCTTTTTTTGTCTCAACAAGAGCGGTACAATTTTCACACCAATCCCCACTATTCATATAATTATCTTTTAACTCCGGTTGATGAATGTGTCCACATACGGCAACATCACATCCTTTTTTGTAAGCCAATAGTATTGCGTTATGTTCAAAATCATTTATAAAGTTAACGGCTTTCTTAACACCATTCTTAATATCTTTAGAGATGGAATAATAAGGTAACCCTCTCATCTCACGATATTTGTTATAAACTCTATTCATCCATAATGCTAAGTCATAACCTATTGAACCAATGTGAGCCAACCATTTTGCTTTGGTTATAAATACATCCAACACATCTCCGTGAAACACATACATCTTACGACCATCTATAGATGTGAAAGTATAATCCTCCGTGATTGTTAGATTGGATAATTGGAATGGAATAAAATCTTTTAGGAACTCATCGTGATTTCCTCTGAGCCAAATAACATTCACACCTTTCTCACTCATCTTCATTATCTTTCTCAATACTTTGGTATGACTTTCCTTCCATTTCCCACCTCTTTTAAGAGCCCAACCATCTACGATATCACCATTTAAAATTAAGGTCTCTGTGGTGTTGTTTTCAAGAAATTCTACCACATCTTCAGCTCTACTTGATTTAGAACCCAAGTGAATGTCTGATAGAATTATTGTTTTATATTTCATTATGTCCAGTAATTATGTTCCTTTGTGAAGAACTCATCGTTATTTCTATTAAACCAAGATTTAATCATCATCTTAACCATATAGAATAAACCTTTGTTCTTAAATCGTCTTGATGTGGTATAAACAATTTTGTCCGCTACATAAAACTTATTTGGTTTTATCTTTGAACTTAAATGATAATCCTCAGCGAACTTGTCATCCGGATTAAATCCTCCCAATGAATTAAATTCCTCTAAATTAAATAACATAAATCCTCCAACCGCAAATGGTGTAGAGAATTTGGTTAAGTATTGGATAACATCAAATGATTTATACACATAATTGTAATCACCATCGTCAGTTCTCATTTTAGTTGTTGACAAATGATAATCATTTTCTTTCATAACTTCAACCATACAATTTAATAGGCAATATTGGTTGATGAATATGTCGGCATCCAAAAATAAAACATAAGGAGTTTTTATCTTTTTGGTTCCGTTGTTTCTGGCTTCGGCAGGAAATCCCCCTTTAACTATTTTTACATTGATATTGGTATGGTATGAACCAAGAATACATTTCTGTGTGAATCCATCGTCCGTTGAAGAATCGGCAACCATTACATTTACACCTTTAATATTATTTTGCAAGTTTAACAATCCTAAAGTTTTCTTTATGATTAATCCCTCATTTTTACAGGGGATTACAATTGTTAAATCCTTACTTAAACTCATATACTTATATCATCTAATCTATAATTAACATTTTCATTTACAACACTATCATCAGGTGATGGATACCATCTGTCATCGGGGTCAAAGTCAGGTTTATCAATATGACTTTCAGATAATAATTCATTAAATATTCCTTCTAAATCATACTTACCATCCCTATTCATATGATTTTCAAATATTTCATCAACCCAACCTTCATCAATATCAACTAAATTAGCTAAATCGACTTGAATTTTGGCTCCGGTGTCATTAAATTCATATACATTACCATAAAACTCTAACGCCGACTCAATTTCTTTCTGTAGAAAATCTACATAATCATTTGCGTCAGCATCATTTATCGCACCACCAATAGCATTTCTTATTTCCCAATCATCATCCACTTGTTTGATAGAATCTTCTAAATCTAAATCCTCATCTAATTCAACACCATCTCTTTCTGCCATTTTTCTAACAATATCCCACAATCTTTCTTCGGTTGGTTTGTCTACTGTATATTGGAAATAACTACCAAAATCTTCGTAACCGTCTTGATTCCACAAATCCCAAGCATCACCAGCCATTATTTCAACAAAAATACTTGTTCTTGTTTGTTTTCCGGTTGTTCTATTAGTATAAGTACGATAGGTACATCCATCAACATAATCATCAAAATCCTCAGGTTTAATTTCTAATGAGAATCCTGTTGGTAATGGTTCCATTTCAATAATACCCATCTTATCTAACAATCGTTGCATAGGTCTTGACGAGAACAACTCCGGTCTATTTTGATACAATTCTTTGATTGTTTGTTCCGGTAAGTCAGACAATTTAAAATCCTGTTCTGATGCGTACTCCGTTCCAAATCCTTGAATTAAATAATCATCTTCTTCACCTTCACCACCTAACACGTAGAATAACGGTTGAATGTATTGATGGTATTCATCTTTTGGTTTTGAGTTCTTAACACCCTTCAACTGATACATAATACCATCCTCACCAATTGCCGCAGTTAGAACTGATTTGTTTAATTTATATTTGTTGTTAATCGGAATTACTTGTCTTAATGAATAAAGATATCCATAAGAACTTCTTCCACAATGCCCCATTCTATTACATTCTTCTGATGAGTTTTTTGTATTCAAATCAGCCCAATAAAACCCATTTCCATTTTCATCAGTGAAATCTAATATAGTTGGGTTTTCTTCCTTATAATTAATATCACCCTGACCAATTTCCAAACTATCGTGCCATTGTTTTGATTTACGATGTAATTCATTCAAATTTAACTCTTTATTTTCACCTAAATTACCATTCAAACCAACTCTAATCCAATCCATTATTGATGTAATATCTTGTCTATGTGAATTAATAGCTAAATTATTGTTCATATTTTTAATCGTAGCTCTTTTATATTCTTTATCATCGTCAAATTCCGGAAGGATTGATACTAAACGTTTAGAATAAAAATCAATAAATTTATTACCCATCCAAACAGATAAAGGACCACATAGTTTATCCAATAGGTCAGCATTCTCCTCATTAAACCCAATCTTATCCATTAAGATTTGTTTCTTGGATGCCTCCGTAATGATTTGTCTTATACTCTCAATTAATTTCATACCTATATAAATATAACGAAAACAAAAAACCCCCAATGAGGAGGTTTTTTTATACTGTAAATTTGAAATGATTAGTTTCGTCAAAATCAAAGGTAGCTATCACATCATCTGTACCCCACACAAATCTAATAAAAAAACTAATGTCGGGATAAAGATTACCTGAATTTCCGGGAAATGAAATCACAATTTCATGTTTTTGTGAATTATAATTGAGTTCTGCCCTCATCCTACCATCACCACCTAAATACTGTTTATAATTGGAGTAAGCACTAATTTTAATACCAACTTTATCCCAAAGTGTAGGGTATTTGTGTTTTAATAACCTTTGGAAATAATTAACCTCGTGTGTCATTCCCTACCCAATCAATCTTTGGACAATACTTGTTGTATTTCGCTTTGATAAATTCTGTGGTTAAATTAACTTTGGTTTTTTCATAAACCCATTTGTTCTCTGTTTCAGAATAATATGATTTATCTGTGGTAGAATATTCTCTCAAATATTTAATACCTTCAATGATTCCAATCACAATTAACCCCAACCATACCATACAACCTAAGATTTGACAAAACTCCCAAAAACTTTTTGTTTCAATAGGTGTGAAGAAACCAGCAATCGCGGTGATTAAAGAGGTAACCAACAATATTCCAATATAAACACCACAACTAACTCCTAATCGTTCTCCTGTACCTCTATCACCATTCTCATATCGTTTATCAAACAAATCATAAACAACCACCGGGATTGATATTAATGTATATGGAATGATTGTTAGGTACATCAAAACCACTTTCCAAAAGTAAGGACACAAGTTATTTGGTAACCCTTTCCACTCACTAACACCATAAAACCATTTGTATAGTTTTGAACTAACTGAATTTTTATTTAATCTCATAATCCTAATTTTTCTTTTTTTGTTTTACCACTTTTTGCTCCCAACTCAACGTATAGTTTTTGAATCTCTCCATACGACTTATACCATCTCGGTATTGCACCAACATCTGAAATATAATAACCCATCAAACAAGTACTTAAACTTGAAGAGATATACGGGTTACCACTTGAACTAATCATACAATCCGGATTTTTTCCGTCTAAAAGGTATGGGTTACTTTTTCTAACTTTCTCAATGAACTCTAAAACATCCCCATCTTTTGGTGGGAACCCTGTAACACTTATATTTACAATCTCATACACCGAGAAACACACAAACCCAACAATCAACAATATTACTAATCCTATCATAACCTATTATTTTCTATTTAATAATATTCCCTGAGCCGAACCAAACACATTATTATGTCCGTATTCTGATGTACCATTCGTAGCTCTTATTCTCTCGGTCTCCGCTCTATACAACTCTAACAATTTAGGTTGAGATAAAATTTCCTTTGTTTTAGCGTCGTATAGTGCTGCCTCATAGTTACCTTTCGCATTTGCCACTTTCTTAAGTGCCGTTTGTTCCGCTTGTTTTGTTTGAGATATAATGGTTGCCGTCTCCTGAAGAACCGCAATCTTTCTCTCAATAGCCGCCTTATACGAAGCCGGTAATGCCATTTTAAGGATTGCGATGTTATTCAATGTAAACCCTTCTTTCTCTAACGCCACAGTCAAGGTCTTAGTCACGTTCGACTCATACACATTTCTATGTTGTAATAAACTATCCGATGCGAACGATACAGCATTTTCCAATAATTCCTTTCTAACAATCGTTCTTACTCTTGAATTAATTAAATCCTCCATACCCACTCGATACTTAATAAATAAGTCAGCCGCTCTCGCTCTCTGTAATTGTAAGTTAATCGACACATCTAACCCGAATGTCGCACCATCCGCAGATGTTACATCAATATGTTCATCCGTTGGGGAATCTTCATTTGAATCTGCTGACCATACTTTGTGTTGAACCGATGTTGGATACATAAACACATCCTGTGTTGGTGGGAAATAAAAGATAAACCCCGAAGCCATTTCAATATTGGGAATACCCTTGTTAGTCCCAATTTGGTCCACCACTAACGCAACCTCAGCCGAGTCAGCAATCTTACAAGAAGCTACTCCAAAAATAAACAATAACACTACACCTACTACTACTAAAATTCTTTTCATTTTTTTTCTATTTTAATTATTACTTTTTTAATTGGGTACAAAGATATACCATTTTTTTTAATACACAACTTTTTTTATTCTTTTTTTTCTTTATCAAAGAAAACACCCTTCATATTCTTTAAGAACATTGCAATGTTATCCCCAAAATAGATTATTGGTCCGATAGTTGTTAACACCAATAATAAAAACCCACCATAGAATACAAAGGTATTAGGTAGTTTCATAAGGTAAAACGATAATTTAATCAATTCTACCCAAGCGAAGATTCCAATTAGAACTCCCATAAATTTCAATAAACTTTTCATACTTTTAATCATTAAATAAATTATTCAAATATCTAAACATTTCACCATATGGGTGATTCTCTTTTCTATCCCATCCTAACTGAACGATGAAATTATCATTCTCATTTTTATACATCTCAAACATACGAGATTTAGTCATCTTACCATACTGAACGTTTGCTATTCTATCACATAGTTTCACAAACACTGCTCCCGGAGTATTTCTAATACCTTCGTAGTATTTGTCTCCAGCTCTCTCTTTACGATTCTTACCTTTGTCGTTGGTAACTGCGTAGATAATATCTGTAGCCTCTTCACCCAACTCAGTTTTAACATCGTTGTAAGACACTCGTGTGTCCTCAATTAAATCGTGACCCCAACTAGCTTTACGACAAGCATCTCTTAACGTGATTTGAAATGGTGGATGAGTAACTTTGTCACCGGTCTTCATATCAAATTCTCCATCCAATAGATGTTGGAAATCCTCACACACATTATTCACCATTCGTAAGTGAAATTCATACGGTAAATATCTGTCGTATTGATGATTTGTTTTGCGGTGTTGTTCTATACACCAATCTACATAGTTCATTTTATCTTTGAATTAACATATTTGTATTTGCCATTGGTACTCTTAACACCGGAACTACTCCTCCGGTATCACCTGATTTTTGCATTACCTCGTAATACCCGTTTTCAACTTTCACAGTTGGAACATCTTTAAAGTTTAATAATTCCAACCCTCTTAACCCATCTTGGAGTACAACTGTTTTATCTGTACTGTTAAACACTAATGTTTGCATAATTTGTTATTTTAATTTTAATTTATTCATCATTCTTTTAAATACACTCTCTTTTTCAACTTTTGGTCTTTCAATTATTCTTGGTTCTATAGAATAACTCATTTGTTGTTCACCACCAATATATTGTTTCATTCGTTCTTGTTTTCTATAATCAGAAACAAAATCATCTCTTAATTGAAGGAACTCTCTCTGTTCTCTACCTCTATCCATATAAGAATATGGGTCAGCCGCTAATGGGGCTTTTTGTGTTACTCTATCATATTCTCTGTTTCTAACTACCCATTCTTTCATTTGTTGAATTCTTGGATGGGTTTCAATCACAACCCTAACATCCGACCATCTACGACTTTGACTCATCGTCACATATTCATACAACAAATCCAAATAAGTTTTTCCAATGGTTCTATGTGGCGTGATGATAAGGATATTGAAATTAACTATAGTAGTCAAGTCATACCAATCTAATACTTTATCCGTTGATTCCATAATAGCACCAATTAAAACTTCAGTTTGATTATATTCCTCCTTCATTTTATAAACAAAACAATAATTCCCAACACCCCAATATTTTGTAAAATAAACCTCCGATAACATTGTATTGTCTTTATCAATATGATGACCCAACTCTATATCAAGAAGTCTGTTGATAATTTTAGTTCTTCTATCTTCATCCTCACGGAAATTACGATTCCAATCGGGGTTAATCTTATAACCTCGTGAAACTAAATTTAAATAATCCGTATATTTTAATTCTCTTGCCATATGAGGCAAATATAAGACAAAAAAAATCACCTAACAAATTATTAGGTGATATTATTATAAAAAAAGTTATTAAATTAAGGGTTGTAATGTCTTTGATATGATTTAAATCTTTGTTGACTAACATCATCAGTATCAATTATATTAAAATACTTCTCAACATTTGGATTGTTAAGTAACTTAAGAAAATAATTATTTACTTGACCTCTAGAGATAGATAATCTTTTTAATTTGGTATATCGTCTGATAGATAATTCTTTAGACATTTTTTTATACAACCAATACGGTATTTTAATAAATTCAAACCCTTCTTTACCTTCAACCGGTCCTAACATTTCTATTTGAGATTTTGGTAGTTTAGCAAAATGAATGTCAATGTTATATGATTCCGCACCATCCATAAATAATCCTGAGCGGTCTAATTGTTCGTAAATATTTAAAACATCAATCATCGTCCCACTGTCACCAACTATCATATAAGCACCTATCATCGTTTTTTCTTCTGGAAGATAAACTAACTTATTAAAGTCAGGTGTTGTATCAATTGGTTCTTCTTGTTCATTAATTCTTGAAGACAATGGTGGGTTTAATAAAAACTTATCATTAACCCAACGTCTTAATTCATTCTCAACAAAATATTCAGGTACTTCCTCATCGTCCGGTTTTTCAGTCGCCAACTCAGCAATGTGTTTAGCAAATTTAACTTTATATTTATCATCCAACATGGTCATTAAACCATCTGAAATAAAGAATATCTTAGAGAAGGGGTCATCTAAATGTATGTCGCCTTCCGCAATTTGAAATGATTTAAGAATTGCTCTTCCCCAAAAAGTTTTATAACTTTCTGTTTCAGTTAAACTTGGTTTCAATATCTTATTGATAGCTCTAACAACACTACCAACAACACCCGGAATCATAAGTTGTGGTAAAAACCAAGGCAATAATCTAATGGTCGCCTTAACACCTCCCTCACCAATGTGTTTGAATATTCTTTTCTTTGTCGCACTTTCAACAATCGCCCGTAACTGACCAAAGGTAATTTTACCCTGAGCATGACAAAACTTTTCACTATCACAAATATTTTTGACTGTAGTTTTTGAAGGTTCTACATCAATATTCTCAGTTAATTTCGTATATTGCGGTCCTGTAATCTTAATTTTCATAATTATAAATATCTTGAATATATTTATTGTTAAACTCATACAATGGAAAAATACAAATTAATCAATTTAGTTAAAAAAACCAGTAGGTCATTCAGGAATCAAAGTCCGACCGGTATATATAGATTAATAATTACTGACAACAGTTACGAACCATTATCTTATGTACTAAAGGCTAAAGATTTGGTAATCTTTTCTCTATTAGTACCACGTTTTCATATGGGTTCCGATATCGACGAAGATTATGATAGAATTGAATTTAATATGTTCTCAGTTGAATTAGTTGAAGTTTATGATTCTGAACCTGAATTAGATTGTCCCGAATGTAATGACGGACATGTTAATTGTGATAATTGTGATGGTACAGGAGAGATAGAATGTGATAGATGTGACAATACAGGTCAAGTTGATTGTTCTTCTTGTGGTGGTGATGGTGTTGATGATGAAGGTGAAGAATGTTCTGAATGTGAAGGCATGGGTAAAGAAAGTTGCAATTATTGTTACGGTAGTGGATACGAATCTTGTAATTATTGTGGTGGAGATGGAGATAATATTTGCCCAACTTGTGATGGTGAGGGTAAAAAATATTCTAAAGAAAAATCTGAAGTAATTTATTCTGATTTTATTTCTTGGAGTGGTCGTTGGAAATTATTTTTTTCCAATATTAAACAGGAAGAACAAATAGACCGTGAAGATTCTGATAATTTTCTTAACAATAACCAAACATTATTATTGAAAACTTATTATGAGATGTCTGAAGAATATGAAGGTTATGAAAATGGTGACACTTTTTTATTTAAAATGAATGAAAAACCTGAAATAATAACTAGAGATAAAGAAGGTATTGTCAGAATTTAATAATAAACTATATTTATAATTATGGTATCAGAAAGATTAATAAAATTATATTACGACAAACTTAAAAAACCCACAAATATGTTTGGGTTATTATTACACCCATTCATGTCTAATAATAAAATAAAATGGGAATATGAAAATCCTAACGATGTTTCTTTTGCAACTACCGTAGTTGAAGGTCATCTTGAGGAGATGTTACACGACTTTTTACAATTAGCTGGTATAACAAATGGGTTTAACCCTAATTCAGGACTTGATTGGTCACAACTATCTAAAGATTATTGTAAATTAACTAAATCAGATGTTTATATCAATAAAGAAATTAGAAATAAAATAAATAGGTCATTTAATAATCTTAAAAAGATTGGATTATATGATAATGGAGAACTTTTAACCTCCGAATGTTCTATAAAAAATTGGTCTCTTGAATATCTTGATAAAGAAGCTCTTGGATTTCATTTAGATTTAGAATTATATAATCCTAAAATTGAAGGTAAAGAGGTTGATAATGATACATTACAAGATTATATTCAAAGTTTTATATATGATGATGATGCTCACGAACAAGAATATGAAATCATAGGAAATGTATCGTCAATAGTTCGTGATGAAAAAAATCTTTTTGATAATGATTATATGTTTGTCCAACCAATAATTGGTTATTACGATTCTTTTGGAAATGGTTTAACTTAATCAAAAGTTAAATCAACACACACCATAGGTAAGTATTGTTCTATATTATTTAATATTTTATCTTCAATATCATCTTGAACCCAACTTGGTAAATCCCCCATACCGTATTCTTCCCAATCACCTTCAAACCCTACCATAACATCCACATCAAGATAAACAGTACCACTATAGTTACAACCAGGTTCAGATTCTTTTGAGAAAATCACAACACGTTTTACTTTAAACTTAACCTTCCAATCAGCGTAATCATCCTCTGAATGACTGTATGGCATACTATATTGACCTTCCATAGTATTATCACTATTAACAATTTTGTTAATTAATACCGCAATTTTTTCAATCTTTTCTTGTTTAGTCATTATATATAATCAGGGAAAAACTCATTTATATATTTATCTACTAAACGACTATCAGGATAATCCGGTATTCTAAAGTCAAGCCAAGGCTCATCACCATTATCCATAAAAGTATTCATCATATTTAACCAAGTACTAACATAGTCAATGTTATTAGCATAATATCCCCAATTACTAGTGTCCGCAACAAATTTCTTAATAGAATTTGATACTTCGTTTGGATTAAATTTAATGTAGTAGAACTCAGTAAGTTTGGTAGAATCACCATACAAAGGAACTGCCTCCCACTTAGCTGATTTCATATCAAAAAAAGTTTCCAACTCATCTATAGCCATATTATATATTTCTGTTTCATGAGCAGTATTATAAGCATTACTATGAATACTATATAAGTCACCTGTTAAGTCAGGTAAATAATCATTGTCAAGCAAGTATTGAAAAGATTCTTCATCACCAATAACATCACTAACATTCTCCGGTGTTAAATAAAAAATACCCTCATCGTCAGCATAATTACGAAATAAATCAGGTGTCTCATCATCAACTTCTATTTTCCAATTAGTTAACACATCTAACATATGTTGTTTTAATCGTTCCATGTTCTCGGGGTTCAATTCTTCAATAACATCTCTATGTATATCATCGGTAGTATTGTCATGATATTCCCAATTATCTTCACCAAATATAGATTTAACATAATCTCTCGCACTTAAATCACGACCACCACTATAAAATAATTCGGATAAGTCCTCTCTATCTTGAACTCTTAAATAATAAACCCCATCTTTAGGTATTATATCCGATAGTTGAGCAACACAATACTCTAAAGTTTTTTTATCATTTAAAACGTTTAAAAGATAATTTAATATTTCTAACTGATAATCACTTACATCATCATCAAAAGGGTCGACATATTCTAATAAATTTTGTCTATGGAAAAACTTTAAAATATTTCCCACATTATCAAACATATCAATAAGATGGTCAATATCACCACCGTTAAAATCATTAACATATTTTAAATATTTTTCATTCATAATTAATTCATTTGGAAATATCGACTAGAGTATTTAGGTCTGTCAAAAATAATGTTTATACCTGTCTGTGATGTAATGTTGTCCTTAAAATAATCATTGATACCCCAATTAACTTCATCTTCAACTTCCCATCCGTAATCATCATTGTCTAAAGCATCCTCTAATGTCTTGTGGTCACCACCTACATCAACATGACCACCCAAATCATCAACCTTAATTTTAACAACAACATTTGGTTCTGAGCTATCTAAATACCAATTACCAATACCAATAACCTCAAAGAAAAAATTATAACCACCAAAATTATCTATATGGTGTGGGTTCTGAAGTAATAAGGTTTTAGCAAGTTCTTTCGATTCTTTTTCACCTCTCCACTCAATTAAGTATTTGTAGGCTTGGTTATAAGTAATGTCACTATCACTATTATCTAACCCAAAAAAAGAAATGAAATTCTTATCTACCTTACCAGCTGTTTTGTCCCAATACTTAAAAAGTATATTTTTGTATTTAGATTCAGTTATTATTAATTTCATTTATTATTTTGTTTCTTAAATTATAATTATAAATAGTTAAAACTACAGAAATGGCACACCCAATAATTCACGCGAAATCATCCGCCAAAAAGTTTGGTGGAATATGGGAAGATTATATCCACTTACATAACTGGCTTGACCACACAAAATCGTGGTATGGACATTCATTACATAGAATGTTCAGACATCACAGCGAGGGTATATTTGAAATGGAAGAGAAGTTTGGTCCAATGTTTACAAATAGTGACGGAAAGGTTGTCTATACTCGTTATGTGGGAGAACAACACGTTAAAGAGGATTGTTATAACTACATTCCAACAGCTCGTGAATGGATAATAGCTTTGGATTCCAAAGAAAAACCTATGTGGATGATTCGAACTATGGAAATTAACGTAGATTAACATATTTATAATAAAAAGATTTATGACACCACAAATAACAGAAGAACAATTAAAATCATTAAAACTTTTCGCATACTACTGTCGTTCACACGGTGCCGAAACTGTTCACAAAGAATATTATATAGAAAATTGTAATTTAGATTGGGAAGAAGAAAATTTTCAATCACCACAAATACGTACAAGTATCGAAAGTTACTCTAAAATAGATGAAGTTCTTAATGAAATTATTGAAACTAACGAACTAATTGAAAATTCTACTACAGATTGTGACTTCAGAGGTCAGTTAACCATTGAAATTGATTGTGTTGAAAGAATACTAACTACGGACGCAATGGAGTGGCAATTTTCAAGTAATTTTAATGATTTTTCCAAAGACTTAACCGAGATTGCTGAAGATTATACTGAAGAAATATATAATGAAGTTTTAAGATTATTTGAACAAATTGGTGAAGATGGTGATGCTGAGTTAACATTTAATGGTGGTGGAGATAGTGGAGCTTTAGATGATTATATTAACATCAATGGGTCCACTGAGAACATTCCAAAACTTATTGAAGATATGTCGTATCAATGGTTAGAAGAAACCGGTTTAGATTGGTTTAACAATGAAGGTGGTCAAGGTAGATTTGTGTTTAGCCCAAAGGATAATCAAATTATATTAGAAGTCGAAACAAACTACGAAGAAGATGTTAATGTTCCTTTAAATTTTAAAATACAATTTTAAAATACAAAAACCCCCCGATTTCTCGAGGGGTTTTTTTATAGTCAGGTTGGAAGTTCAATAAGTAAATCAAAAAGAGTTTTAAGTTTTGACAAATTAATTTTGAACTGCTGAGTGTTGAGGTTTGAGTACTTCATCATCATCAAAACGTCGACGACTTTCATAATGAGTTTGTAGGTAATACGGAATAGTCCATATATATTACATTATATCCCTTCCGGACACTGAACTATATTTCGGTGATTTGGTTATGGTAATCCAAAATATCTTGAATCTCTTCAATTTGTCCTTCCATATGTTTAACCATCTCGTCTCTCTCAACAATTGAGATTTCCGTTTCTTTCACAGCAGGTGTCTCACGATTTCTTGAGTAGTAATCTTGGACAATACCCTCATTACAATCCAAGTTTTTAATTCTCGCAATCATAGATTTCAATTCCGACAATCTAAAAATGTGTTGATACACCAAATCATTTGCTCTGTGGATTTTAGTTTTAAGTTCCACTAACTCATTACTTTTTTGGTTAAGTAATTCCATTGATTCTTTAGCCGAATATGGTCTAACATTCCCAACCTCAACTGAGTTGTATGTCGCCACTCTAGTGTGTAAATCTAAAATCTCTTTAACCAATCGGTTTTTCTCTTTTAAAGCTTTCTTTATGTTCATAATAAAATTGTTTTATTGTTTGTTTGTATAGTATAATTATTTTTTATTAAGAAGTCAAATTACCACACCTCATATCCAAAACTTTTATACTCACTACCCCGTAAATCTTTTATATTCTCATTTATTGGTTCTAAAATAAATTTTTCAAAATCGTCCGGTTTCATCAATGCCGCCTCAATAAAACCAAAAACAGGTGCCATTTGATTTATGTAAGAAACAAGGTCATTGTCATTGTAAGATTCAGGTATCAAGTTTGTTAGAACAAGGAAGTACTCCTTTGTAGGATATCCGTAATGTAAATAATAAAAACGATATTCAGGATGTCTCCTCAAGTGAGGAAACTCCTTATATATCTCTTTTAATAATAATTGTAAAGGTTTTGGATACGGATTCATAGTACAAAGATAATACTTAATCCCATATAAACAAAAAAAAGGAACTAAATGTTCCTTTTTTTTTAATCTAATAATTCTATCTCAGTGTTATCATCCGTTAAGTATTTCGGATAAGTTCTTAGTATGTCTTGTTTAATTGTATTTGTAATATTGTTCAATAACTCAGGATTGTCTCTAAAATTGGAATCCGGTATCATTTTCCTGTCAACCATTTTACCAGCTTTAAGAACTTTGACAGATATTTTAATTTTACCATCAACATCCTCAATGTCTTTAATCATAAAATTAACTCTGTGAGCATTATCCCCCCAACCTCCACTGATTAATTTTGATTGATTAGTTATTTTATCTTTATCTTTTACAAAGTTTGAAACTCTACTAGATTTAACCGTTTCAATGTTACGACTTCCTCGAATAAGACCTTCCATCTCATCTTTGGTAATACTCATAACATTTGCATTTAAGTTTGAATCAAATTTAACAGGGTTAACCTGACTCATTTGTTTTCTTGTAGAACTTGAATACGTTTCTAATGTTCTGTACCATTGGTCATTAATAAATAAGAACACTGGATACCACCCATATGATGTAATAACATAATACCAATCATTATTATTATTTACATTCCACTGACCTTCAATATTTGAACCCTTAAACGGCATTCTAGCCGACGCATATTCATAAGCCGTATTATTAGTAACTTTTCTCTGTTTGAATTGTCTGAAATCCTTGAAATTCTCGTTTGTTAAATTTTCATAATCCCCTTCCGGTCTGAAGTTAGCCGTGTATACTTCATAATAAAAATGAGAGTCGTTTGGTGACATTCCAAGTACCGGTAAAATAGACCTTAAAAATTTTAAAAATTCAGGTTGAGTCTTAGTTTCCCTTTTATGTTTGTCAATATACTTAAATAACATAATTTCCTTTTTAGTTAAAGGACCTTCTTGTTCTTCTCGTAGTATACGTCTAATTAGTTCTTTCATTATATTATTTTAAGAATCTTAATTTATATAATGTGGAATATATTAATTCTTGAACTGTATCAATTTGATTTTGAAGAAATGATTCTTTCACACTTTTTCTGTTTTTTTCAACCATTGAATCCAATGATTTGAAGTACTTAATAACTTGTTCAGAACTTTTATACTCTTCAGTTTTGATTGAATTGTATCCAGTAATCACATCGTGTTTACCTTGATAACTTTCAATAATACCATCTATAAGTGCATCAATCCCTTCATAATACCCTTGTAGAGCCTTATGTTCTGAATATGATTTTGTTTGTAAATGAAAAATGTGTACTTGAGTTTGTGAATGCAATAAAATAGACACCATATCTTTAAACCCTGAATTGGTTTTTGTATCATCTACCTCAATTTCACCCTCTTCTTTTTGCTCTCTCATTAAGTTTTTTTTCTTAACTTCTAATAATACATTGTTTCCCATAATAAAGTTTTACATATAAATATATCGTTTAATTGTAATTTATTATTTACCAATTATAATTTCATCGTAATTTAATTTACCCATTCCATCATTGTTTTGGGACTCACCCTTAAATTCATCATACATAAATGTTTTTACAACACCAATAATACTTTGTTCTGCTTGAGATATTTTAGATTCCATCCAATCTTCAAGTTGCTCCCCATTTTCCATTTTTTCCCACATAGCGTTAGCTAATGTTGCAATAGTAAATAATTGTTGTTTAGCCATGTAAGAACCTTCTTCATGATTCTCGTTAACTGTTCTCATTTTACTAATCAACTTTTCAAGTTGTTTTTCTGTTAATATAACGTTACCCATAATTCTTTTATTTATAAATATCCGATTAAACAAAAAACCCCCACTTTATGTGAGGGTTAATTTTGGACCGACATAAAGTCGGCGACTCCACCATCCTATTTTTAAAGAGAATTAGGAAAACTCAGTTGATGATGATACTCGAAGTCCATCAACTTCTTTATCATAATATTTTGACATATCGGTAAAAGGTTTGTAATGAGCCAACTTACTTTGTTCGTCCATATAATTCTTATCCAACACATAACCATCCGGTTGACCCCACTCCAAAGCCATCTTAATGAACTCTTCGGTGTCTTGTAATTCACCATATTCGTCCACAACTCTACCTGAACGGATGAACTTAAATAGTTCTTCCTTATTAGTGTAAAATTTGTTATCTTGGAAATTCCATAAGAATTTCCACCCTGAACTTCTTTTACCAATATGAATTTTCATACCATCAAGGAATTCATCCCAAGCAGACCATCTCTCATAACCCTTTTCAGTGGTTCTAAATTCATTATAAATGTTTTCCGGACTCCATATGTCCAAATCGTTTATTTGTTCAACCAAGTTAAGGTATTTGACTCTAACCTCACTTGCTTTTGGAATTTTGTAATAATTTGTGCTCATACCTTACTATTATTTAGTTACTAATGCTTCTACTTTACTTCTCATATGGTCAGCCAAGTCGTAATCGTTAACTGATGTAACAATAATTGAATCAACTAAGTATTTGTGTGGGACGTGAATTAAGAAGTCACTCCCGTTGAAGAATGTTAAATCATTTTTCAACTCAATACAACCCTGGACCATCTTCAAGAATAATTTGAATTGAATTGCGTCCACGAATGTCTCGTGTAATAGTTTTCCGAACTTTTCGTTCTCAATTCTAATAGAGTAAGTATTTGTTTTCATATGTTTAATTTTCTATGGGACAAAGATAATACTATTTTTTTAATATACAAATTTTTTTTTAATATTCTGTAATGTTATACATACCACATATTCTATGTGACCTACCAAACTCATCTTTGAATGTTATACATCCATCTTTCTCCACATACTTTTCAGTATAGAAACTTGTCTCTTGTCGTCTGTTACCCGGAATGGAGATTTCATATAAATGACCCCCCTTTTTTATTCCACTAACCAAATAAACTTTATAACCTACAGAGGTTACGATAAGTAATAAAATTATCACCATAAAACCTAACACACTATTTCTCATATTATCTAAATTTTTCCATTCTTTTTTTAATCAACTCAGCGGTGTCATAATCTTCTTCTTCCAAAGCTTTCTTCAAATAAACCTCACATTCAACCTCATTCATTAAGTCAATAGGTTTACCATCAACTTTTTTACCTGTAGTTTCTAATTCATCACCAATAGTACCACTAAAACCAGGATTAACACCCATTACTTTTTTAGCCTCTTCATAGTTTTGTCTCCATAAGTCGGATTTATTAGTAAGTAATACATTCCAATTTACTTTATAAGTGGAACCATCACCACAATCAATATATAAATCAGTCAAAGACCAACCTTTAAGGGTTGCGAATTCTTTTCTATTTTGTTTTAATATTGAAACGTAATCACCAACTCGGGTTAGAATCAGTTTATCACCAACCTTCCAATTTTTACATTTTTTCTTTCTATAGTTATCTTTACCTGAACCGTTAACCCCAATTATCATTAACACTACTAAAATAACCCCCAATATAATCCCTAATACTACCATAATTTAAGATTTAAATTCCCGACAAAGATAATACTATTTTTAATATAAACAAAAAAAACCTCAACAAATTTTACTCTGTTGAGGTTTCAATGTGTCCAACCGTAAGAAAGGGGTTGTTGGCTTATGAGATTATAAATATATCGTAAAATTAAAAAAGTTAATCTTTTTTATAATTATATTTACAAAAGTATAACTTTTCATACTTTTCGTGATATTTATATATAAAGACAATTATGAAACCAAGAAAAAACGAAGAAGATAAGAAAATTAAATTCGCTATTAGTTTAGACCCAAAACTTTTTAAGAGAATGGATAATGAAATGATAAACAAATCAAGATTGATTGAAAATTTATTAAAAGAGTATTATGGAAAGAAAGATTTGTAAAAAATGTGGTAAAGAAAAAAATGTTTGTGAATTTTATTCTGACAAAACAACCAAAGACGGTAAAAGAGGTTCTTGCAAACTATGTATGTCTTTATACGACAAAAATTGGAAAATAAATAACCCAAATAAGGTATTAGAATTGTCTCGTAAATATAACTCTGAAAATAAAGAATTAGTAAATATAAAAACGAGAAAATGGCGAGAAAAAAATAAAACTTCAGAAATTATTAGAAATCGTGAGTGGAAAAAACTTAATAATGAAAAAATAAAAGAATCAACAAAAAAATGGAGAGAAAAAAATAAAGAAAATATAAAAGAATATAAAAAAAATTATGAAAAATTAAAAATAAAAACAGATATATTATACAAATTAAAAAAAACATTACGAAATACAATATTACGATACCTTAAAAATAAAAGATTTACAACTACCGAAATTATTGGTTGTGATTATGATTCATTCAAGATTTATTTTGAATCATTATTTACCGAAGGTATGTGTTGGGACAAATTAGGTTCTGAAATCCATATTGACCACATTATTCCATTATCATCAGCAAAAACAGAAGATGAGTTATATAAATTAAATCATTATACTAATCTTCAACCATTATGGGCGAAAGATAATTTAATAAAAGGTAGTAAATTATTGTAAAATTCTTTTAATTAAACGACATAGTTGGTCATTTTTGTCCTCAAATGGTAGGTTGTTAATATTGAAGTATGAGCACATAGAATGTTCATCACCATCGATAGCATTTTCCAAGTCAGGGTTGATTCTCTCATCCGTCTCCATCATAAACACATACATCAATCCTTTAATCTCAGAACCATCACGATTATATCTTTTAACAAATCCAACTAAATTTAATTTATTATCTAACGTATAATTTGTTTCTTCTTTGAACTCTCTTTGGACCCCATCCATTGGATGTTCATCGTTTTCCAAATGACCACAAGGTATACTCCATTGTCCGGGCAAAGTACCTGTAGCATTTCTTTTACAAAGTAATACTTCATCACCACATTTAACAATTACACCGGAATATCGTTTAACTTCTTTCATTTTATATTTTTTTGTGTATTTATAAGTATATGGAACTAACTATAAACAAAAATAAATTCAAAGTCAAAACTGTTATATCTCCCAAAGACACTAGTCGTGGTATGATGAATAAAAGATTTGACGATACTTTTAATGGTATGTTATTTATTATGTCAGATGGTCATCACTGTTTTTGGATGAAGAATTGTATAATTTCATTGGATATCATTATGATTGAAGACGATATTATAACAAAAATTCACCACAACTGTCCTCCTTGTAAAACCAAAGATTGTAGAAACTATTGTGGTGAAGGTGATATGATACTTGAACTTCAAGGTGGTACCTGTAAAAAATTAGGGATTAAGTCCGGAGACAAAATCATTCATTACGATTGATTTATCTTTTCCTGTAACAATTTCACAAACTCATTCTGAATCATTTTTGTAAACTTAATATAAGGAGCATCTTCCGATTCTCTATTATACCCACCACTTCCTTTTGGTGGACGAGTACTTCTACCCATAAAGTTTAATCCTGAGATATTTGTAATACATTTGTGTCCACCACTATTTGCTTGAATGAAATCCCAAGCGTTTACCTTAATATCATCTAACATTTGTCTATGTTCTTCTGGCAATTCAGAAAATGGTTTTTCCATCATCTCACCAATATGTGTTAGTTTTTCTCTACCATTATCCATAGTTTTGAAATCTTTACCATATAACGCAACAAAGTCTTTAAATGTAAATCCTGTTGATTCAGGGTTAAAATCTTTTGAAGATTCCGATATCCACTTAATTGTTGAAAGGGATATTTCTCTTTGTTTTAATTGGTCTTCCCATTTTGATAATACTTCTTGAGCAATCTCACCTAAGTTAACACCTTTCAATTGACGTTCACCTTTAAATGGGTTACAAGACGCTTGAACTAAACCTAAAGGCCAAGCAATTACAATAAAATCAGCGTCAGGATTGTTTTTAAATGGTGTATATCTATCGTATGAACCGGGTTTAAACATTGAACCACCTCCGTATTGAACAATAACATTACCTAATACCTTAACATTAGGATTTGTTTGCATTGATTTAACGTAATCTTCTTTATTTTTTTCAAGCTCTTCCGGTTTAGCATATCCCTTTTCAACCATTATTCGTTTAATAGTTTGAAGGATATTTAATAATGATGGCGTACATTCCATAACCAACGTTTCTAAGAACCCTGGCTTATTTTTAAATGCTAATAATAGTTTGTTTGCAACTAACCCCATTAACATTTTATTTTTCTCTAACGATTTGTCCTTATCCAATTTAAATAAATAAGAAATTACTTGGTCTACTGAAATTTCATTAACCGCATAATTTGCAGAATCCACTGTTGAAATAAGTAATATATCTGAAGACGGGAATAATTCTTTTGGAGAAACTACTTGAGATATTGTTTCAACATTTGAACGAGAACTTCTAAATGATGTGGATTTAGTTTCTTCAGCTCCCGCTTGTCTATCGTGGTGGTCCGTATGAATCACAAACATTGGTTTTCCGTGAGCAAAATCTACCAATACTGGCATAACATCACCGGTTGCGTCATTCTTCTTTACAGCAAACTCTTTATCGCCATATTGAATAATATGAGCATCCACCACTTTAATACCGTTGTTCTCAAGATATTGTTTCATAGCAATTGCCGTCGTTACCCCATCCAAATCTTGATGAAAATATATTTCAGCTTTGGGGTATCGTTTAGCAAGAGCATTAATATCTCTTAAACCACTTTCTTTTATAAGTTTTTTCATATTACATTGAAGGTAAAATAGTTATTGCTATAACATCTCCACCTTTAAGACCTTTACCTAAATTACAACTTCTATTTGTTGCGATAATCTCATCAACACTCGAAACACCAGGATATTTTGATGCAATATCACTTAACGTATCACCTGATTTAACTTTATATAGTTTAACATTGTAACCATAAGTTGCTTGAAGTCGTTTTGGGTCACCAAAACAATATTTACCCCCCATTTCAGGTTTAATTTTCCCCATTTGAACATCAACACCTTTTTGTTGATTCATTTGTTCATTAACTAATCCGTATTTTGAAAGGATATCGCCTTTTTCTTCTTCTGAAATTATAAATCTTTTTGCCATAATAAATCTTTTAGTTATAAATATACCGAAAATAAAAAAGAGGTTATAACACCTCTTCTTTTAATTCTAATTTTGTTTGTTTATGTTCATCAATTAACGATTGGACTCTTTTTCTCGCAATCTCTGTATAGTCCGGAGATAACTCAATCCCAATCCATCGTCTATCCAATAACTCAGCAGCAAATGCCGATGTTCCACTTCCCATAAAAGGGTCAAGAACTATATCATTTTTATATGATAATATCTTAATTGCTTTTGATGGAATATCCATTGAGAATGTTGCTTTAGTTAACGACCTAGTATCTGCAAAATATTCCCATCTACCAAAAACCAAGTTCATAAACTCTTTCTTATCTTCGTCCTGATAAACCATTTTATTTTTAGTTTTACCATCTTCTGTAGTTACTTCAGTTGGTGTACCTAACCACTGAGACTCCCCTTTGGTTAATTTCTTATTAGTTTTCTTGTAAGCTAGAATAATACATTCCTTAGGATTATAGATGTAAGGACAACTTGCGCTCATCCAAGAACCCCAAGCTGTTTGTCTAACTCTATGTGGGCTATCTTCTGTAAGGTCAACCATTCCATAAAATTTAAACCCAACCTCTTTCATTTTCATCCAAAACTCTGCGTTGAATAATATTCTACCACCTCTTTCCTGTACGTTAATTTCTATAGGAACGTTGATTGCTATCCGACCATCATCTTTTAATACTCTATAAGATTCTGTTAACCACTGCGTTGTAAAATCCCAATATTCATCCATAGGAATACTATCATTATAAACATCATATTTGATGTTAACTCCGTAGGGTGGTGATGTCACCAATAAATCAATTGAACCTTCCGGGAAAGTTTTCATTACCTCAATACAATCTCCATTAATTATCTTTCCTGTTTCTATCATTTTATTATTTTGCGTGGTATTCCCACTCGTTTTCTTTATTTTTAATTGGTTCTAAACTTTGGTCCAAGAAAACCGCATTCTGTTCACCCGCGTATAACCCTAATATATTATAATCATAAAACTCTTCCGCTTCTCCATAAAGCATTAAATCCCTTTCTTGTAGAATATCTAATATTCTTTGTTTTGAATATAAGATTTTTCTTCCCGGAGAACCAAAGTCCTCAACAATACCTATAATAGCACTTTCTAACCCATCCAATAGAATCGCACCTTCCGCATATTGGTCAATATCGACAGTCACTTTACTCATCAAGTAAATTAATTTCAGTTGGTATTGAATCCACATCCTCATCAACTAATTCCCAATTTTCTTCAAACGTACTCCAAAACGCATCTTCGTCTTCTAAATATTGTTGATACTCGTCATCTGATAACTCATATTCATAAACATAAGTTGTTGTCTCAATTTTTTCTAATTTCGCCATAATTTTTATATTTTGTTTTTTTCTAAATTTTCAATTTTACGATTTAAATACCATAAAGCTTTCTTCAAATCTTGTATTTCTTTATCCGAATCTTTTAATCCCGCTCTTGCAACATACTTTACGACATTGAAGATATAAGCATCGTGGTCAAGACCCCAAGCCTCACATACTTTAACAACCTCGTATGGGTTATCTTCACCACCATAATGTAATGGATGGTTCACCATTTCTTTATTTTCACTCATAATTTTACTATATAATATTTACCCAATTTAAGGGATTTTTTATAACCATTTCTAACAGAGAATAGTGGTTTTGTGGTTACATTAATTCCGAACCCACCATTAAATCTAATTGACCACCCAACAGGTGAAATACTAAACAATACGGAGTAATTAAAAATTTTAATTATTGTCTGACTACAACCACTACCGATGTAATATGTTTTTTTAGATAGCCACATAATACCCTTCACTAATACCACTTTCTTTAACATATCCTTCAGATATTAAAATATCCAATTGTTTTTTTGTTTCTTCAAGATTCTGTCTAAGAATATATTTTGAAACGTAACTAATATGAATTGGTCGTCTCAACTTATCCATTAATACTTTAATTTGTTTTTTGTCCATTATGATAATAGTTTTCTTGTTATTTTGACATTTTGATTAATATATGATAATATTTTTCTTTTAAAAATTGGAACTAATGTTTCCTTTAACGGAAAGATGTCACTACAAAAAACTTCAAATATTGGATAATCCATTTCGTTATTTTTTTCGTATGTTTTTGAAAATGTAGAGATAATTTCCGGAATAGTCAAACTACCCTGTTGTCCTTTGAAAATTAATTTTAAAGATGTTTTTGTTTGATTTTTGGTCTTATACACCTTTCTTGTGGTATATTGCCATATAAACATTTCTTCAGGTAATTTAAAGTAAAAAAAACCTGATTTATTTTGTAAATTATTTTTGTTTTTCTTTACAACAACATCAATAGAATCATAAACAATACTCCATATTGATTTTGCAAAATTAAAATAGTCATGTAGTTGTGGTTGACTATTTTTTAATATTTTTTGATATTCAATAATTTCCTCATCGTCAAGAACAGGAATATCTTTAACCTTTAAATCAGACAATACTAGTTCATCATCATTTGATGTTAATTTTTTATCAACATATAAAATTTTGTTTTGCGTTAGTAAGGTTTGTATATTACCCAAGTGTAATGAAAGCTCAATAAACATTGGGTAGACCTCCATCCTTTCAAGATGTTTGTTCATCTTTTGGAAGTAATCTAATAATACATATTGTTTTTGTTCAGCGTCTAAAATGCCGTCAAATAACCAATCGGTGTCCATTATAAATTTATTCTTATTTTTCTGTTTCATTTCCATATTATATTATTTAAAATATACGGGAAAAGATTGGAAAAAGGAATAGTTTTAATTAATTCTCATTACGTAATAAGTCTCACCGGCAATATCAACACTATCATAATTACCATCATAACTATTCATAAAACCCCAACCTTCGGAATCAACTAATCCCTGAGCTAAAGCTGATTCATCAACATATTCTTTAACAGGTAACCCATAATCATTAAGATACCCAATAGGGTCTCTTCTTACGTCTCTAACTAAACTCTCAACCATATTATCAATCATATCTTCGGTTGGTTCAGTATCAACTTCAATATTATCTAATTCCTCTTGGAGTGCTTCAATTTGATTATCTAAATCTTCTTCGTAGTCATAATAATTTTCATCATCCGAATCTAATTCAAGTTTTTGTTGTTCCAAATCCTCAATTTGAGATTCAAGTTGTTCTATTCTTTCTTCTTGCTCCGAAGTCAATTCATAATCATCATCATTAAAATAACTTTCAGGATTCTCCCTCACTTGATATTCATAATCTTCTCTAGCAAATTCAACAATAGCATCTTCATCTAAATAATCATCAATAAAACCTTTACTAAACCCATCAACACCAATATCATCAACATAACTTTCAGCATACTCTAATGCAGCTTTATCCATTTCATCGTGGGTTCCCACCGAATATTCCTCATCTCTAAACCCATCAACTAAAACTTCGAATGAGGTTAAACCATAATGACTATATTTTGATACTGGATACATATCATATATGTCAGCAACATCCTCTGTTAATTCACTAATTCTCTCCTCAACATCTTCAATTTTATTTAATATTTCCACATTCTCATCTGGGTCACCATCTCTATGTTCATCATCATAATCCGCATTAAGTTCTTCTAATTGTTGAGTTAACAAACTTAATTCTTCTTTTTGTTCATCATTCAATACTGTAACTCTACCTTCACCTTCAAGCCATTCTAATAACGCCATAGCCTTTAATCCCTCTTCATCATGGTTTTGAAAATTCCATTCATCATCTTCTCTTTTAGAATCCATCTCAGCTTGTTTACCCAAAAGTTCTTGTCTCTCTCTAATTTTCTCACGAGGAGTGTCCCTATCACTAATATATGATTTAACTCTCATATCACCAAGATTAGATACCTTAGTATTACTAATATTTAATGAACCATCAACATAAGCAACATTTCCCAAGTTATCTGTTGGGGTTCCTTCAAGACTTAAATCTCCGGTTATCCATAATGGTTTACCTTCAAATCTTTTCATTTTAGTTATTGCTTTACCGTGATAACTACCTAACGACATTAATTGCAAATATTCTTCAGGAGATATTTTATAATATTCTTCCTCAACTTGTTCAACAATTTGTTTTACAACTTGTAATAATTCTTTATTTGTTAAAATCATTTTCTTATTCATATTAATAAATACCAGTAATTAAAAATAAATCTTTACAATTAACGTAAAAGGTAGATATTTATTGTTATAAACGTTTAAATAAAAATTATCATGGGTTGCGGATGTAAAAACAAAGCACAACAAACACAAACGACACAACAATCAAGTCAATCTCAAACTCTACAGCAGGTTCAGGCTCAAACACCAAAAACTCAGCCAATACAAGAATCTATTCGTAAAGTTGTTGAGAGATATTATACTAAAAAATAATATTATGTGTTTAAAAAAATAAAGGGATTTTTTGTCCCTTTTTTCATTTATAATTAAATTTAATTTGTATATCCTTTCATATAATTTAAAAATATGAAATACGTAAATGAAAATTCAAATAAAGGGATTGTAAACCTATTCGCAGACTTTTTAGTAAAAGAGATAAACAAAACCAATCAATATGATGTTGTTATTGAAGTTACCGATTGTGGTAAATTTTTCATAGTAAATGGATTAACCAATTCAGATAAAATATTGGATATGGTAATCATTAAAGAGGGATTCTATAAAGAATATCAATCCTTAATGGAAGAGTTTGGATATAAAAATTTAAATATTATTGATGTTATTATATATAATACTGAATTATCCAAAAAACCCGAATATATTTTTGATTTCCATAATTCTTCACGACCAATATATCATTCAGGTATAATCAAAGATTTAATTGATAATCCCCAACCTAAATTTAATTCAATATCGTATAATAACAATAGATTAGAATACGAATTAGATTATTCTGAAGATGACACCTCTAATTTAAATTATTACACATACTCACCATTAAATATTTCATCGGAGTTTCCTCACGGATATAGTTTAAGTATGGGTAGACAAGAGTTATACTATTCAGAATACATCTGTAATCAATTATTTGATGTACTACTAACAGACAAGTTAACTTTTAAATATTCTTCCGTTAAAGTGGACGATGATAATCAAATTGACATTGTTAGTAATTCAATACATCCGAAAAAAGATATTATATCAATGGTATTGGATGTGTTTGATTTTGATATGTTGATGTTTAATAATAAAATTAAAGATTACGATATTATTGAAGACACCACTTTACCATTTGATAAAAAACCTTGGCTAACAAGAGATAAAATTAAAGACCTTATATTATTTTAAAAAGAAAATCCCCAATCAAGGGGATTTTTTTATTTTCCAAAATGTTCTTTAATTATATCAATACCTTCATCAATTTC